GCTCTTCCGATCTGAAAGGAACGCACGGGGGAGCTTTCATTTTTTATACGCATAATTAAATCTAAATCGTGTGGGTATAGATATACCAAACTAAAACCAGTTTAAGTTCAGTATGTTAGTTGTAATATGGCCAAGCTAAAAATAAAATGAGAGGGAGAAAAAAAATGCCAACAAAAGTAAAGGAGCTAAAAGGCACACTAGAGAAATCCAGATTGGTGGGAAATGAAATGGAAACTTCTCAAGTTGTTAGTATGCCTTCAGCTCCCTCCTTTCTCAATAAACAAGGCGCAGACGAATGGGACTTAGTCACTAATGAACTAGCTAATATAAAGATGTTACACTTGACAGACTTATCAATCTTAGCAGCGTACTGCAATGAGATAGGTATTTACCGAGAGATAGCTCAAGAGTTACAAGGCAACTTTACCGAGCAGACCGTTGACAAAGATGGTCGGTTGAGGTCTAGTAAGATTGCACCTAAGTACAAGGTAATGCAAAACGCTTTACAAAACGCTATGAAAATTGCTACGCAATTTGGATTCACTCCAAGCTCAAGAGCATCTCTTAGTATGCCAGAGCAAGATGAGGAAAGGACTGACGATTTTAATTTCTTTGACTAATGATTGACTTATATAACGGAGATTGTTTAGAGGTAATGAAATCTATTAAAGATAATAGTATTGATGCTATAATTACAGACCCACCATACGGAACGACAGCGTGTAAATGGGATAATGAAATTCCTTTTGAAGAAATGTGGGAACAATTAAATAGAATAATAAAACCTAACGGTGCTATAGTTTTATTTGGTAGTGAGCCGTTTAGTAGTGCTTTAAGAATGAGCAATATTAATAACTTCAAATATGACTGGATATGGGAAAAATCAATGCCTACTGGAATGGCTCAAAATTCATATATGCCTATGAAGTACCACGAAATAATAAGCGTATTTGTAAATAAAAGCAAACCAACTTTTAACAAACAATTAGCTGAAAGAAACAAAACCAGCTTATTGAGGGCTAAATATAAAATACAAGGAAGTCCAAATAAATCGAATCACATAAATATAGGAAAAAGAGAACCTACCTATTATGATAATACAAAAGTAAATCCTAAAACAGTATTAAAATTTAAAAGTGTACCTAACACTCCCAAAGGAAGTAAAAAACACCCAACACAAAAACCTGTAGCTTTAATGGAGTATCTCATCAAAACTTATACAAACGAAAACGAAACAGTATTAGATTTTACTATGGGTAGTGGAACAACTGGAGTGGCTTGTAAAAATTTGAATAGAAATTTTATAGGGATAGAAAAAAATAAAAACTATTTTGATATAGCTAGTACAAGAATCAAAGAACATCAATCTCAACTTAGGCTAATATGATAAACATTTACAATCAAGATTGTTTAGAAGCTATGAAGTCAATGCAAGACAATCAATTCGACTTGGCGATAGTAGACCCACCTTATGGAATAGGTATAAGTGGACAAAAAGAAGTTAAAAAAAAAAGAGTTCAAAGAAATAGAAGTTCAGCACAAAACAGAAAATATCATAAAGAAAAAAAATGGGATAACGATATTCCAACAAAAGAATATTTTACAGAATTGCAAAGGGTTTCAATAAATCAGATAATATGGGGAGCTAACTACTTTGTTAAACATATCAACAAAGGAACAAAAGGTTGGATTATTTGGGATAAACAACAAAAGGGTTTATGGAGTTCTGATGCAGAAATAGCATATAGCAGCTACAATAAACCTACAAGAATATTTTTGCAAAATAGAATTATTTTACAGCAAGAGGGTGGTACAATACACCCAACACAAAAGCCAGTTAAGTTATACAAATGGCTTTTAATGAACTACGCAAAGGAAGGTGATAAGATACTAGACACGCATTTAGGCAGTGGTTCAATAGCTATTGCTTGTCATAATCTAGGATATGACTTAGAAGGTTATGAGTTAGATAAGGGGTATTATGATAATGCTTTAAAACGAATCAAAGAACATCAATCTCAACTAAAGCTAATATGAAACTCAAAGAGGACAAGACTTTTTACTTTGATGATAAGGCAGCAGATAGAGTAGTCTACTTTATTGAGAATCACATCAAGCACATCAAGGGAGAGTTGGGAGGTCAGCCATTTAAGTTAGAGCAATTTCAGAAAACAATAGTTAGAGATTTATTCGGTTGGAAGTATAGAGATAGTGGGCTAAGAAGATTTAGAACTGCTTATATATGTCTACCAAGAAAGAACGGAAAGTCTACTCTTATAAGTGCTATTGCTTTGTATATGTTACTAGCCGACAACGAGCCTTCGGCTGAGTGTTATATCGCTGCTGGAGATAGACAACAAGCTGGAATTATATTTGACGTTGCTAGTTCAATGGTTAGAGCTGACAATCAACTAAACAAGAATTTGAAAGTATTTAAGAACTCAATTATCCACGAGAAAAGCAACTCAGCATTCAAAGCTATTAGCTCTGAGGCAAGTTCTAAGTTTGGCTACAACGCTAGTTTTATTTGTATGGATGAGTTCTTTGTTCAGAAAGATTCTAGTCTGTGGGATGCTTTGACTACATCGGTTGGTAGTAGGAGACAGCCAATGACAATTGCTATTACTACTCCAGGATATAATAGAGAATCTATATGCTATAAGACTGAGGAGTATGGTCGTAAAGTATCAGAGGGAATTATAAAGGATGATTCTTTTTATTATGTAAAATACTTTTGCGATTTAGAAACAGACTGGACAAGTGAGGAAGCATTAAGAATAGCAAATCCAGGAATAGAAACTGGTATTGTAAAATTAGACTATCTTAAAAGAGAACAAGAGAAAGCTATCAAGCTACCAAGCTACGAGAATACCTTTAGAATGCTCCATCTAGGACAATGGATGTCATCAGCTAGTAAGTGGCTATCAGACCAACAATGGATGGAGTGCAACAAAGCTCCAATCAACTTAGAGGATTATAAAGGAATGACTGCTTACGCTGGATTAGATTTAGCTAGTGTTCGAGATGTTTCTGCTTTTGTTTTAATCATTCCAGAAGATGATAGGTTTACGGTAATCCCTTACTTCTTTGCTCCTAAAGAAAATGCTTTTATTCGTTCAAGACGTGACCAAGTAGACTACATAGGTTGGTCTAAGGAGAATCTACTTGAACTCACAGAGGGCGATGTCACCGATTACAATTACATCAAGAAAAAAATTAAAGAAGTCGCTGAGGTTGTTAACATTAAGTCGATAGCCTATGACCGTTGGAACTCAAGCCAATTAGTTATAGACTTGACAGAGGATGGATTGCCAATGGAAAGCTATGGTCAAGGCTTTGCTAGTATGTCAGCACCAACTAAAGAACTTGAGAAGCTAATACTAGGCAAACAGATTAACCACGCTGGTAACAAAGTACTACGTTGGATGTGTAGTAACTTAGCTATGAAAACAGACCCAGCTGGTAATATAAAAATGGATAAGAGTAAGTCAAGTGAGAAGATTGATGGAATGGTAGCTCTTGTTATGGCTCTAGGATGTTATATGAATGACGATAGTAGAGACAATTCTACTTATGATGACAGAGGAATAGTTTGGATTTGACTTTTGCGATTTCTCTTATCTTTGTAATGTAATTACAATTTTATGGGGCTATTTGATTTCTTGCGTTCTGAGAAAAGGGGCGATAATTTTTTAAGAGCTGTATTTGGTGGCTATGGTGCAGCCAACAAAACAGCAGTAAATAGAGATACATCTTTAACATTTAGCGCAGTCTTTGCTTGTGTTAGAGTTATTAGCGAATCAATAGCAAGTCTACCTATAAAAGTTTACAGAGTCGAGGAGGATGACGACAAGATTACTGACGTTAGCCATCCAATCTACCGACTACTAGCTCGTAATCCAAACGAGTATATGACACCATACACATTCCTAGATACTCTAATGACCAACTTATTGCTAGAGGGGAATGCGTATTTTTATATTGAGAGAGATGGCAACGCAAGACCAATCTCACTTATTCCTATCAATCCAGAAGATGTCAAAGTAATTAAGCACGATGGCCAAATATACTACGACATTAAAAACTATGAGATAGGAGTAATGAAAGAAGATATGTTACACTTCTTCAACTTATCGTTTAATGGTTGTGAGGGAGTAAGCGTATTGAAAGCACAGAACACAACAATAGCAACTTCTATAGCTGCTAACGATACAGCAAATAGTTATCTAGGAAACTCTGCTCAAGTTGGTGGAGTTATTAAACATCCTGGCAAACTAAGCAAAGAAGCAGTATCAAGATTAAAGAACTCTTGGAATCAAAACTACTCTGGCTCGTTTGTAGCTGGTAAGACCGCTATACTTGAGGAAGGTATGACGTTCGAGCAAACTAACATTGATGCTAATAAGTATCAGCTTTTAGAAACTCGTAGATTCCAGATTGAAGAAGTGGCAAGAATATTTAAAGTACCATTGTCTTTGATTGGTCATCTCGAGAAGGCAGCTAACTACTCATCTATTGAGGCTTTAAGTATTGACTTTGTAAGATTTACGTTGATGCCTTATATGGTAATGATAGAGCAAGAGCTTAACAGAAAGCTATTTAGGGAAACAGAATTTGGCTCATTTACTATTAAGCTAGATGCTAATGCTTTACTAAGAGGAGATAGTTCTTCTCGTGCAAGTTATTACAGAGAGATGGCTAGTATAGGTGCTTTGTCTATTAATGAGATAAGACGAATGGAGGACTTGAACAGAGTAGGTCCAGAAGGCGACCAATTATTTATGCCATTAAACTTTGCTCCAATTGGAGACGTAGAAGAGGAGGACAAAGAATAAATGCCGATACCTACAAAAAATATAGACGAAACTAACGAGGAGTTCATTGAGAGATGTATGGCTGATGATACTATGGTAGAGGAGTATGAAGATGACCAAAGGTTAGCTATATGTTCTTTACAATTAGATGAGGAAATAAGACAAACTAACTTTCCTAACAAGGGAGATGATAAAAAGATAAGTCTTAGAAATAGTGAAGAACCTCAATTCGACTTTGACTTCGCTAAAACTATAAAAGAACAAACTCCAGAGATTTGGAAAGCTGGAGGTAACATAAGAGGAAATGAGGCTTTTATGTTATGGGAAAGAGCTAGAGATGGTCAAGATACTGAGGCTATCAGAGAATGGATAAAAGAGAGAGAGGCTTGGATAAAAAGACACTTTGAAGATGGTAAACAATTCAAGGGAGATACAGAGCCAAATCTATCTAATGTTGGTGGAGTTGTTGCTCAAATTAAATGGGGAACGATTGGAACTCTAGGAGAGCAAGGAATGAAAGACGTAATTTTAGAACTAACTAAAAAGCTAGAGGGCAAGAAAGAGGAGAATCAAGTTACTGCTAAAATTAAAAAGGCTTTAGAAAATAAAGTTGAAAAACATAACGAAGAAATAAAAAAGCTTGATTTAGCTTGGAATGGTCGTACTACTTATGCTGAACTTAAAAAGGTTTTTGATAGAGGAGTTGGAGCATACAATACAAATCCAGGCTCGGTTAGACCAAATATGACTCCAGAGAGTTGGGGTTTAGCAAGAGTTAACTCGTTTTTATTTGCTCTAAAAAAAGGTAGATTTCAAGGTGGTAAACACGATACAGATTTATTACCAGACAATCATCCAGTAAAAAAAGAAATGGAAGAAAATAATAGATTTATGAAAAAGCACGATTTAAGACACATTCAAAAGATTGAGGAAACTGATGACTCAATCATTATCTACTATGGTAAAAATGTCGATGACGTTGAAATGATAGACGAACAAGATGACGAGATGGATGAAGCAGACCACTATCCAGGACACGAGGAAGAAAAAACAGAAATAAGAACTAATCCAAACGCTGAAGTAAGAACTTTTGACGTTCAAGACTTAGAGCTTAGAATGGATGGAGACAAGCCAACAGTTGTAGGTTATGGTGCTGTATTCAACTCAATGTCTAACGACTTAGGTGGATTTAGAGAGTTTATAGCTCCTAATGCTTTTGAAGGTAGACTTGAAGATGATGTTAGATTCCTAATTAATCACGATGGTATGCCATTAGCTAGAACAACAAACGGAACGTTAAGACTTTCTGTTGATGAGAAGGGATTAAGATATGAGGCAGATATGCCAAACACATCAACAGCTAGAGATTTGATGGAACTACTAAAGAATGGTACAATCAATCAATCTAGCTTTGCGTTTACCGTTGAAGAAGATAGTTGGGAAGTAAAAGATGGAATGAACATCAGAACTATTGATAAGGTATCTCAACTTTACGATGTAAGCTCTGTAACTTATCCAGCATATAATGCTGCTAGTTCTTCTGTCGCTTTACGTTCTATGGAAGAATGGCAAGAAAAAGAAAAAGCTAAGAAACTAGAAGAAAGTTTAGAGGCTGAAAAATTAGAGGGTATAAAAGAAGAAGAAGATTTAAAGCAACGCTCCCTCAATGAAATGCGTTTAAAAATCTTGAAAAATAAATATTAATATTAATTTTCTATAAAATGAAAACATCAAAACTTTATAAAGAGGAAAGAGCTGAGGTTATCGAAAAGATGGAAGGACTTGTAGCATCTGCTGAAGGTCGTGACTTATCTTCTGATGAGCAAAGCAACTTTGATTCTTTAAATGAAAAAGTAGAGGAGTTAAATAAGATGGCAGTACGTGCTGAATCTTTTGAGAAACTTCAAGCTACTAAAGCTGTTAAAGAAGTAACAGAAAACACTCCAAGCGAAGTTAGAGATTATTCTTTTGCTGATGCTATGAAACAAGCTGCAACTGGTCGTTTAGAAGGTCTTGTAAAAGAAATGGATCAAGAAGCTCGTAATGAGGCTCGTTATACTGGTCAATCTTACAAGGGTATAGGTATTCCAGCTTCAGTATTATCAAGAGCTGCCGTAGCAACTGCTGCTGGTAACTCTACTGAAGTAATGGCTTGGACTGACCAATTAGAGGCTAACTTAGTTTTAGCTTCTGCTGGTGCTAATTTCTATTCTTCTGTTGCAAACCAAAAATTCCCAGTATTTAGTGCTATCAACTCTGGATTCGTTGGAGAAACTGGTGGAACTGCTCCAGCTGCTAATGGTACTGCTACAAGTGTAACATTATCTCCTAAGAAACTTATCTCTATCGTTAATGTTTCTGCTGAAGCTGTTGCTCAGAATAGTGCTATCGAGGCTGCATTGAGAAGAAATATGGCTGCATCTGTAGCATCTACGTTAGAGTTGGCTTTACTAGGCGATGCTGATATTACTGATGCTCCAACATCTATTTTCTTAGATGCTGCAACTCAATCTGTCGCTGGTGCTGCTCCAACTGTAGCAGAGCTTTTAAATATGGAAGCTACTCTACTAGGTAACGGAGTAAACTTACAAGGTGCTAGAATGGCTTGGTTATTAGACTCTGGTGCTTTAGCTGAAGCTAAGCAACTTGCTCAAGTTTCTTCTGTTTCTCCAGCTTATGACAATGTTGATAAGTCATTCTTTGGCTACTTTGCATTCAGTTCATCAAACGTAGGTGGAACATCTGGTTCAGGTACTAACTATATGTTACTTGATGCTAGTAAAGTACACATTGCTCAATTCGGTGGTTTAGACGTTATTTATGACATCTATACTGGAGCTGGAACTGGTGAGCCAAGATATATTTTGACTAGCCTTGTGGATGGTGATATGGTACAAAATGATACGGCTGCTGTGAAAATAGCAAACGCTTAATTTGTTTTTAATTGGAGGGAGGAGAAATCCTCTCTCCATTAATTTTTTTTAAATGGAATACTACAACTACAACTTTAACACATTAAGAGGCACTAACTATGTACCTTATGGTAAGTTAGTTCTAAAGACTGGTCCAGCTTCAACTGTTATATCACTAGCAGAAGCTAAGGCATTTTTAAGAATAGACTCAGACTATGATGATGACGATAACTATATCACGTCTTTAATTAATGTTGCTACTGGTGTAGTTGAGGAATTTACTAGACGTAGATTAATTACACAGACTTACAATATATTTTACGATGAGTTTCCACCTTACATTGACTTACAGATAGGCGATGTTGCTAGTGTTACTCACATTAAGTATTATGATACCAACAATTCTTTACAAACTTTAGCAGCATCTGAATACGATGTAGATACAAAGATAAGACCAGGAAGAATATATCAATCGGAAACTGGTGACTTTCCAAACACTTACGAAAGACCAAACGCAGTAGAAGTTGAGTTTGTTGTTGGTAGTGCTACTAGTGACGTACCAGCTCCAATAGTACAAGCTGTATATATAATCGTTGGTCGTTACTATGAGAATCGTCAAGACGTTGTTATGGGAACTCAAGTAAATGAATTACCTTTAATGGTTGACCACTTATTAACTCCTTACCGATTGCTTGAACTATGATAATAGGCAAACTAGATAGAAAGTTAAGACTATTCAAAAGAACTTTCAACAACGACTTATATGGGGCAAGGAGTGTAAATGTTCAAACTTCTGTTACTATCTATGGTAGCTTTGATTTTAAAAGTGGCGATACTAAATATGATGCAGATGCTTTAATCAACAAACAAATGATAGAATGTCTAGTAAGATACAGAACAGACATTGGAGTAAGTCCAGAATACGCAATAACTTTTGGCAATACGGTTTATTCAATCAAAAGCATTAAAGAGGTTGGAAGAAAAGATAAATTAATACTTACATTGGTTGAAACCGATGCTCAAGATTTAACGGTGTAATGATGGTATCAGCTCAAATAGACAAAAAACAACTCAATTCTTTGATTAAGGATTTAGAGAAACTTAATATGTCTGATAGTAAAAACAAGACGCTACTTAAACAAGGTATGCGTAAAGCTGCCAAGCCTATTTTACAAGAGCTTAAAAATATTGTACCAGTTGAATCTAAACAACTTAGAAAATCTTTAGCTGTAATTAGTGGTAAAAACAGAAAGGGTGTGTCTCCTAGTGTTTTTGTAGGACCAAGAGTTAAAAAATCATTTGCTGCTATGGATAAAAGTGGATTTTATTTCTATTTCTTAGAGTATGGATTTAGAGGAATACCAGGTCTGAGAATGTTGGATAAAGCTGCTGCTAGTAAAGGTAACACAGCTATCAATAGCGTAATATCTGAAATAAAAAAAATCATTGACAAAAGATTTAAATAATGGAAGTAGGTAAAGCAGTATTTGAAATTTTATTTAATAACTCAGATGTAATAGCTTTAGTTTCTGAGAGTGGTTCTAATCCTAGAATCTTTCCAAGTCGTTATGACTTTCCTAGTAATGTTTTATTGCCTTATATTACTTATCAAGTAGTATCAGACGAGCCAAACAACACAAAAAACGGAGTAAGCACTTATGACTATGTTACAGTTCAAATAAGTATATATGATATAAGATATAGTACTTTAGTGGATTTAGCTGGTAAAGTTAGAACAGCTTTAGATTATACAAGTGGAACGTTTAGAGGGGTTGTAGTGGATAAGATATTTTTTGAAAATCAGAACGAAACCTTTGACGATTCTGCTGGAGAGCAAGGGTTTTACGGAATAGCACAAGATTACAGATTTAACATAAATAGATAGATATGTATAAAGTAAAAATAAAAAAAGATATTGAATGTAGAGGAGTAGAATACAAAGAAGGCGAATCTTACAAGGTTGGTCGTGTTGTAAGAAACTTTTTAGAAGCAAACGATGCAATAGATACAACAAAGAAAAAGTCTAAAAAGAAGGTAACTTCTGAGGATTTAGATATTAGCTAATTATAAATTTTAAATTAAAAGAAAATGGCAATTTTTAACGGAACGGATTTAATCCTAAAAGTTTCTCCTAGTAATGGAGGATCACAAGCGAAATTGATGCATTCTCAGAATGTTTCACTTTCAGTCAATGTAGATACTATAGACATCTCAACAAAAGACTCTAGTGGTTTTAGAGACTTACTAGGTGGTCAAAAATCTTTCAGTCTTAGTGCTGATGGACTTATGGACTTTGCTGGTGTTGCTGGTGATACTGAGGTAGATGAGTTATTGGACCAAATGATGGCAAGAACAGCAGTTACATTTACTTTTGCTCTAGCTACTCCAGCTGGTTATACTATTACTGGTAGTGGTTTTTTAACTTCTCTAGAGATTTCTGGTGGTACAGAAGATGCTCCAACTTATTCTTGTTCAATCGAGGGTAGTGGAACATTAACTAGAACAGATGTGTAATTGATTTCTTTGTTGGTTGGGGATTGTGCTACGGCACGTCTCCCAACTAGCAATAACTTAAACTAACAAAGATATGTACGAAGTAGTTATAATAAACGGAAAAGATTACCCAGTAAGATTTGGAATGAACTCGTTGAGGTTATTTTGTAAAGATACTGGAAGAAGTTTAGCTGACTTAGATAAGCTAGGAGATGGAATAAGCTTAGATGATGCTTGTTTTTTAATCCTAAACGGTATAAAAGATGGCTCACGAGTGAGTGGCCAAGAATGTTCTTTAAATGTTGATGATGTCGCTGACTTGCTAGACGAAGATTTTGAGGCTTTGAATAAAGTGTTAGAAGTATTTTCAGAGCAATTCTCTGCTAAATTTGAAACGGAGGGAAACGAGAAAGCCACGAAGAACGTGGCAAAGAAGAAGAAGTAACTTGGGATAAGTTAGAGGCTATTGCTTATGGTCTCGGTTTATTACCTACAGACTTTTGGAGTTTAACTTTTCACGAGTTTCTATGTACTCAAAAAGGTATTAATGACCGATTTGAACTAGAACAACGTCAAGAGTGGGAACGAGTGCGATGGTTGGCTTGTGTTAATTTACAGCCACACACTAAGAAAGGACAAAACCTAACTCCTCAGAAACTTGTTAAGTTTGATTGGGAGAAAAAGAAAGTAAAGACCGACATCGAGAAACAAAGAAAAAGAGCAGAATATATTAAAAAGAAATACGAATTGCTAAATAAAGACAATGGCACAGAAGAATCTTAGCGTAAAATTATCACTTAACGATAAGCAATTTCAGAGCAGCTTAAAAAGAGCTACTAGGTCAATGAAGAAGTTTGGTTCTTCTATGAAAAGGACTGGACAGACACTTTCACGAAACTTGACTTTGCCATTATTAGCTTTTGGTGCAGCTAGTATTGCTGCTTTTGACAAACAACAAAAAGCAATAGCACAAGTAGAGGCTGGTATTAAGTCAACTGGTATGGCTGCTGGATTTACTTCTAAGCAACTTCAAAAGATGGCTTCTGAGTTGCAAGGTAAGACTTTATTTGGCGATGAGGTAATTTTAAAAGATGCTACTGCTCAACTATTGACTTTTACTAATATAGCTGGAGAGCAATTTGAAAGAACACAACTAGCAGCGTTAAACTTAGCGACTAGACTTGATGGAGATTTAAAATCAGCTAGTATTCAATTAGGTAAAGCATTAAACGACCCAATAGCAAACTTATCAGCTCTAAGTCGTAGTGGTATTCAATTCTCAGAGGAACAAAAGAAAGTAATTAAAGAACTAGCAGAAACAAATAGACTAGCAGAGGCTCAAAGTTTAATATTAGATGAATTAGATAAGCAATATGGTGGAGCTGCTGAGGCTGCTGCTAAAGCTGGTGCTGGTGGCTTAAAGCAACTACAAAATCAATTTGGCGATTTGATGGAAGAGATAGGGGGTATGCTTATACCTATTGTTATTGACTTAGGAAATCAATTTAAATCTTTTTTAGAAAGTTTTAGCAAACTTGACCCAGAAGTTAAAAAAATGATTGTTACTGCTGGTATTTTAGCTGGAGCTTTAGGACCTTTGCTAGTTATTTTAGGAAGCATTGTTACTATTGTTGCTGCTCTAAGTATTAAATTTATTGCTATTGCTGCTGCGATTGCTGGATTAGCTTTAGGTATTCTTTATGTCAATGATAATTGGGACGCTTTTAAAGAGAGATTTCAAGATATTAGATGGTGGAAGAATACTCTACTTGAGATGACTGCAACTCTATTAGACACTCAAAATAGCCCATTTAGTTTACTTTTAGATGCTTTTAACGAGATTTTTGATAAAGAAATTGAAAACCCATTCAAAGGAAAAACAGCTGATTTTTTCCGAGATATGAAAACAGAAGTTGATGACTACGAAACAGAGTTTGATGACTTTACAACTTTTCTAGAAAATCAAAGCAAAAAAATTGAAAAAACTTTTGAAAACTTAGGAAAATCACTAAATGTAGGTGGACCTAGTGGGGGTACAAGTTCAACAAGTTCGAATCCAGCAGCAATAAATAAAAGACAAATAAAACAGCCTGGAATGATGGCTGGAGCTATGACTCAAGCAGTATTGCCAGATGATTTAATAAAACAAATGGAGCTTTTTGAGCAACAACAAAAAAACATAGTTTCTTTAAATGAAGAATTAGACCAAAGTTTTATGAGCTTTGGTAATGTTTTGCAAGGTACATTTGCTCAAGCCTTGCAGAGTTCAGATGGCTTTTTTAAATCGTTTGTATCTGGTGCAAAACAAGCTATGTCAGCTCTATTAGCACAACTAGCTGCAACTGCTGCCCTTAATGCTTTACTTGGTGGAGCTGATTTAGGTGGAGCTATGGGATTTAAAGACATTGGAGGTTTTGGAGGAATAGGAAAACTAATAAAAAATTTACCATTTTTTAGTGACGGTGGTATGGTTACTGGAGCAACTCTAGCTATGGTTGGAGAAGGACCAGGAACGTCAATGAGCAATCCAGAAGTCATCGCTCCATTAGATAAATTAAAGTCTATGATTGGTGGTAATGGTGCTGGATCTGTTCAAGTATTTGGAACAATAAGTGGTCAAGATATATTACTAAGCTCAGATAGAGCAAGAAACAATAGAACTAGAACAAGAGGTTATTAATGGCAATAAATAATAGAATACAATACAAGTTTAGAAGCGATAGAGGAACTTATTACAGAATTACAATCATTGACACTCTTAGCTCAACATCTACATTATATGATGATGTATTTGCTAACGATGACGGTTTCAAATTAACTTATGAAACCAATGACGATGACCGATTTACTGGATTAATACCATCTAAAGTTGATTTAGGTTTTTTTATCGATGAAAATT